TGTATTTCCGAAAGTCTTATTTTGAAGTATCTTCGGGGCGCTTGCATCAGCAATATTTAAAGCCGCCGCACTTGCAAAACCAAGACTGGCATTCAGACCCGGATTTTTTGCTTCAATTTCTATCCAACCGAAACCGTGCGCTGTTTCGGAAGCGGTCTCATAAGCACCATCCACATTGAGAACACCAGCAGGACTTTTTAAAGCATTCTCGCCAACGTCATAACCAGCCCCACCGCCCAGTGTCATTACGGATTGAATATTTGCAAGACTTGAAAACGCCGCCGCCGATTGTTCTATCGGTTTTTGCCCGATAACCTTCATGCCCATACGGTTGTAAACTCCGGGGTCATAGTTGGCATTCGGCGTTGAGCCGGGAATGTCTATTATTATCGGAGACATTAAGTCGCCCATTTGCTTACTCCGGTATTACGTTAGGGGGGATATTTCCAAGCGCTTGTTCGTCTTTGTAAACTTCGCCAAGCAAGGTCAATGTTTTATTAAAATTTTTCAACTGGTCTTTAAATTCATCTTCCAAGGTCAACGAATCAATATCAACTTGGAGTGCGGCCTTGCCAGTATTTATCAAACCATTAAGCCGTTCCATTGCTTTCCGGTGCGCCTCTACTTCTTCGGATTTTGATTTGAGCTTAAATACACTTATCATTTTTTGAACTCCTATTTGAAAATAATTACTGTGATAGCCACAATAAAAAGAAAAGCAAATGCGGCAACAACCCAAATCATCGCGGCGGTTGTACGTTTAACATCTGTGCATCGTGCCGTGTGCGGGTTGACTTTTTCTTTGGAATGCTTTTCAATTTCCTTTGTCACAAGCAATTCCGTTTCGGTTTTAATAGCGGCACGGATTTCCTCGTTTTCTTCTTTGACAATTGTGCGGAAAGATTGCAAATCCATTGCGGTCAAACTCATTGTTGCCCCTTTATGATGCAGATGCTTCTTTTAAAACTTCGATTGTGTGGATTCTGATTGAATAATGGGCGTCGTCGTCGTAACGGTAGGGCCCTTCTTCGGGAATGTCTAACACTTTAAATGTAAAAGTGTAATCGTCGATCGTCATTTTGATCAGGTCGCCACGTTCCGGGACGATCTGAACGCCGGACAAAACAAGGTTGCTTGTTTTGGTGCAAAAGTCGCGGGCATAAACTCGTATAATGGCATTGTAATCGTCAACGGTTTCAAATTCGATTTGGTCTGTTAGCGCGTCGAACGTTACTGAATCGCCGTCGCGCGAATATTCCACTTCCAATTTGAAATCGTCGTCGTCAATAATATCATCGTAGCTGTCTGAAAAGGCGTTTTCCATTTTGACCTTTTATAAGGGTGTGGGGGCAAGCGGAAGAAAACGCTTGCCCCCGGCTATCAACAAGGAAACTGGTCTATGAACTTTCTGCCACAAGCAGGGTTTCCGTGTCTACGATCACGCTTGATTCGTAGATGGGAACCTGGAAAGCTTCGGACGGGAACGGTGCCGGTGCGCCTGTCCCGTTCGTCGCTGTGCGGCTTGCGCGGAGTTGCTGCATGCTTCTTGAACTCATAAACAACGCATCTGGTTTCTTGCCAACGGGGAACTGCGCAATGAGTTCGGCAAGCATATCATCGTCAAGCGTCTTGCCAGAATCTTCGGTGATGTTGCAAAGGCGGCCAAATGCTTCATAATTGACGAGTTGAAGGCCAACCCATCCAAGTATGACCCATACCCATGAAGGTATGAACCCGCCGTTGGTTTCGTCAAGAACAAGCTGTTTGACCACTGGGTCAATTTCCAACTCGCCATCATTGCCCCAGGCAAGGGAGCATTCCTGCCGCCCGAACTTGAAAGCGTAAACGGAACTTGCGGTGCTTTCTGTGGTGCCGCCCGCGTCAACAACCATGTCGCTGTCGGTATAGGCCAGAATGGACCCTACACCGACGAACCCGGCTGCATCTGCATCGGTGCCGTAGTAAATCTGTGTTGCAACGTCGGTCAAAGCACCTTCAACATGGGCCGATTGCTCGTCTGCAACTGCAACATCTTCGCCCCATTCGTTATCTTTCGAAACTGCCCTGTCCATCGAACCCGAAGCATCAAGAATCTTGCATTCCACGGTGCGGGAAGTCAGGGTTGACTTCGCGTTTGACCGGCCTGTGTTGGCCGCGCGGAAGCCGGTTGAAGGTAAGGCGGTTCTAACAGTCGCCTTGTACTGCGTTTTCTTAATCGGAGAAGCCGGAAACAACTGCAATTCCGGGAGATTTGCAACGCCCTGTTTGATCAGGCCAAGGGCCTGTTCGGCGTTTCGATATGTCGCCATATCGGTTAGGTTTAAAAACGTGCCTGCCATTTTTCAAGCCTCCAAATATTTTTTCACTTTAAAAACAATAGCTCTTTTTCATCTTGCAATTAGTCTGTGCATTTTGACATCTGTTCGGCGATCGCCCCCGCAACCGCGGCGGTATCTTCCCCAACAGATTTTTTCAATTCTTCTTTCCGCGCCGCACCTATCGCGCCGGTTGCTTCCGGTTTGCTTGCGGGCAAGCCTGTTGAAAGGCCAAGAGAACCCGAAACTTCGTCAAGCTTTTCTGTCTTTTCTTTGCTTGAAGTTTCCAGTTCTTTGTTCTTGATCTTCAAGACTTCATAATGTGCGTCTTTGGCCTGGTCGAAACTCATTCCCTTTTCAAAGCAATTTGCCGCGAAGTCCGCGCCGAATTCTGCTTTCATTTTCTTAAATTCCTTCTGGCCTTCGGAAAGCTTTTCGTCGTCGTCCGCGTCTGCGTCGTCGCCCTTCTTGTCGTCGTCTTTGGCATCGTCCGCGTCTGCGTCGTCGCCCTCTTTGTCATCATCTTTTTTGTCGTCGTCCGCGTCTGCGTCGCCGCCCTTTTTGTCGTCGTCTTTATTGTCGCCCGCGTCGTCGTCGGTCGCGTCCGCGCCTTTGTCGTCGCCGGTTGTAATTTCTTCTTCTTCGCCTTCCTTTGCTTCAAGTGCTTTCTTTTCTTCGTCCGTCATTTCAAGCCCCTTTCTTTTTAAGTAGCTTTTATATTTTTTCATAAAAGATTTCATCACTTCCGGGTTGTCATTAACAAGCCGGAATATATGCGGGTGCATGTCCAAGAATTCGGTCATTTGCCCCGCGAAAGTTTCATTTGAAAAATTGGAAAAAAGACCGGACGGGTTTGCCGCCGGATCATCAACCATATCGCAAGCCCAAAGCTTGTCAAGAGTAATATATATTTTGTCATTGCCTTTGTCGTCTTTTTCATATTCCGGGCGGTTTTCATCTGTGAAGCCGTCAATCCATTCGTCAGATTCCCAATCGTATTCGACAAAAACGCTCTTGCCTTCGGTTGTCTTTTTATAATATTTATCAATACGAAAAGAAATTGAAGTGCCGAAAGCTTCGGGATCATTCTCCGCAAGGTTTAAAACATAGTCGTACAAGTTCCCGTTGGGCGTGTCTTTGGCTTCGTTCGACAAGAACAAATCAGCGCGCGCAATTTCGCCGTCAACTCTAAAGTTTTTGAAACGTCCAAGGAACGTGCCAAGCGCGGTGGACGACATGTTGGGGTGTCCGAACCGACATTTAAGGCCGGACCGCTTTTTATTGCCTTCTTTTTTGGTTGCGTCAATAAAACTCCCTTCCATCCAATAGCCATGACCAAGGGCTTCGCCAACAGTAATGACCGCAACACCATATATTGCGCCTAATTTTCGGTCAACATTTTCGGGGGCAACCTTGAAAGTTGTTGCGGAAAAACGTTCTTGTTTAGTTTTGGGCGCTTTTATCATCTTCGTTTTTCTCCTCTGTTTCGGGTCCAAGGGTTTGGGGCGGGGCATTGACTGTAATTCCTTTTTCGGCAATGTATGCTTCTTCTTCGGCGAGTTGGTCGGCCATTTCGAACCAGTCCCAACCACGCAATTTTGAAATATATTGACGGCTTGCAAGCCCGGACTGAACGGCCAGGGTGTCGGCCTTGATCTCTTTCAAGGGATCGATCCAAGGAATGCCCGCGCTTACCCATTCATATTTTATGTCTGCAACGTTCATTCCGGCCGGAAGCGTTATTAGCGGGTTCGCGCCAAGTGTCCATTGAAAAAGCTTCCATGTTGTAGTGTTGCGCAAAAATTCGCGTATGTCCTCGCGCTTTGCTTTTGCGGATTCATTGTAATTGATCAGGTCTTGCCGCATGGCGGAATATGAACTCCCGCGGCTGTCATAGAATGTGTATGGAATATCGAGTGAAAGCAACGCAACGCGAATCATTAATTCGGTGAAGTTTTGGAATTCGTTTGACGGCGTTTTGGATTCTATCATTTCCACTTTTTCGCCGGGGTTTAAATCCCAAAAACCGGCGGCCTTAAAACGCGCATCAAAGGTGCTGTTGTTGGCGGGTGCGTTTTCATCATCGGTGCCGGAAGCGGTTTCGGCAAGTGGAATGCCGCCGCCTTCTTCGAATGCATCGCCTTCCTGATAAATGGCAACGCCGAAAAGTGCATGCATTTTTGCTTTTATGAGTTGGTAATTTAAAGTTTCGGAAAGGTCTTTGCAAGTATTCAGCGCGGCGGACAATGGGGAAACGCCGCGTTCCTGGTCGAAGCGGCCATAATAGCCAAGTTCATAAACGAATTGCGCAGGAAGCAAACGTTCAAATTTCAAGCTGCCATCTTTGCGGGTGCAAGCAATATACAATCTGGCAATGCCTTCGCTGTCCAGGTAGACGCCGTTTGTAAAATCCTTTTTTGCCCATTGGGTTTCATCTTCTTTTAGAATTGGCATACCGTTTGCATCGACAATGCCGCCGGTTGTCGGCCATGTTATGCGGTCGGATTCCAGGGCTTGCAAGCGCCCGTTGGCAAGCTTTACAAAAAAGACATCACCGTCAACAACGCGGGAAGCTTCGCCGATAGTCAACATTCTTTGCAGGGAATGCTTGCGGCGGGAATCGCAATTGTTCTTTACGCTCCACCACTTCATAACGCTTTCAAGTTTTTTATCTAATTCCTGGTCGCCGGTCTTTGCCTGGAACGTGAAGCGGGAAACATAGTCAAGGTGTTTTTGCACCATGAATTTTACTATGGCAAAATTGCGGCGTTGGTCCCGGACGGTCGCAACAAGTTTGCGGCGATCGCCCCCGCCCAAAACAATATCTTCGTTGTAGGTTGTAGTTTTTGGGGCAAGGCGGCGGGAAGATGAAACAACTGCATCATAAGAAAACTTGGTTTTTTTGCCGGTGCCGGATTTTGCTTTTTTGTTTTGCGGGCTTGTCGGAATGCGCTTTGCGGCTTTTTTGGTTGTCGGTGGGGTTCGGGTTTTTGTTTTGCCCATTACTCGCCCCCGGTCATGTCGGCACTTGCTACCATGGGATTCAACCCGCTTCGGCGGTTGATCTGTTTGACAAGCATTTGTTTTTCGCGTAACAAGTTATTATAATCGCGTGTTACGGACTTGCCACCCTGGGAAGTGGAAATTGCTTTGCGGGTTTTGGTAAGTGCTGCGTTGACTTCTACAAGCTGTGCTTCAAGTTGTGCAAGTGTTTCGGCTGCCATTGTGCGCCCCGTGTTACTTTTATACCTGTATTGTAACACGCAAGCGCACAAGCGCAAGCATCAAGAAAAAGTTAAATACGGGATTGTCGTATTAAACTTTTCCCCATTCAAACGGCGTTCGGACGATAAAATGGCGGTTGCACTTCTTGCACTTCCACCGTGAAAGGTTAAAGCCCTTATACATAACGTTGTCAATTTTGACGTGCCGCAAGGGGAAGTTCCGCCCTTCACCTGGTATCTTTTCGGTATGGGGCGAGTTGCATTTTTTGTTGGGGCAACCCGGAAGCGGGCGTTTGACAACCGGAAGATTGCCCTGCCCCTGGGGCCGGCCCGGCCCTTTGGGTTCTTCTTTTGCCGCTTCGGATTCCGCTTCGGCAAGGCGTTCATCTTCGGCGAATGCCAGGGCGTCGGCTTCGTCCTTGGTCTGGTTGTCCCTTTCTTCTTGTGCTTCTAAAAGGCCGGTTGACATTGCATCAGAAATTTTTTCCTGGGCTTTGACTTCCGCGTCCAAGCCCGCTTGCTTTGAAGCGGCCATTACTTCTTTCAACTTGGCCTTTTTCTTCGCGTCTGTTTTTTTCTTTGCCGCCCTCTGCAACTTTGTCAATTTTGCGGCCTTCTTTTTCTTGTCCTTTTTCTTCTTCGCCTTTGTCTTTCCCATTTTTCACACTCCTTAAAAAATAGCCCTTAAAAGTTAATTGGTCCCGATCTATTTTGACGTTTCTTTCTGCGTACAATTCCACCTTGCGCACCGGCAAGGTGAACACCGCAAAAAGAACCTACAACACAAGCGCCAACCGCCACATCAAAATAATGGTTGGGGCGGCCAGGCGGTAAAGTCCAAATGTCAAACGTATTATTCGCATCGTCTGAAACGCGCGTTCGCATTTCTGAACGCATTTGTTCGGCGAATTCGCGGTGCGCGCGCGGTGTGTTTCCGAAAAGGGAAATCGACCCCGCCCCGCCAAGGGGGGTCCGCAAGCGTTCGTGAATGAATGATTTCCATTTGTTCGCGTCAAACTGCAAGATTCTTTGCGCACCTTTGGGGCGATCGCGCGGGACTGAATAGGTCCAGTTCGTACCCATAAGAACGCCCGCTTTCCGCTTCGGCAACATGTGCCGCCCTGGGCGAATGCCAACGCCGCGGGTGGCGACAAGCTGCGGGCGGAACTTTGACGTGCGTATTAATTGATAAATCACGTCGGTATGGTCGCCGGAATCTATACCGCACCGGCCAATGCGGAAAGGGGTGCCGCCCTCGTTTATGAGTTCAAGCGGCATAATGCGTTCAAGGATTTCGGAAACGCCCTTGTGAACCGCCGCTTCGATTCCGCCGCTTGCGATCCTGGGCATCTTGTGCTTGCCGTATGTTATGAACCCACCGGCGAAGTCGTTCCGCTTCAAGGCGGCAAGCCCGAAGTGTGAAAACTTTTCTCCAACGTCCACCATGGCAACAACAATATCGCATTCCAGGGGGACGCGCCCGCGGGGTTGTTGGTTAAGCTTTGCGGCGATCTCGTCCGATGTCAAAAGCCCCTGGTCAACTGTTTCGTCAATAGGGTCATTCTGATATTCTGAATAAAATTCGTCGCCCAGGTCGATCAATAAATTGTAAGCGTACTGGATTGCGGACAGTTCGGACGGGTCAAGGGGTTGATCTGGCCAACCTACAACGCAACCTTCGTCCATTGCTTTCCGGTTTTCCTTGTAAAAGCGTGTTGCCGCCGCGCCGTTGTCGCCGTTCCGCAAGCCGTCCCGGCGGATCTCCGCGTATTCTTTCAACCACAAATCATCATGGCGCTTTGACCATTCATAAACAAGTTTGCATTTCATGCCCTGCCATTCGGGGTGCCGGTTATGG